CCCGCTCAGCCGCGGGAAGCTTGATTTCAGCAAAACAATTGCAAAGCAGAGCCCATACGCAATCGCGGCCAAGGCATACTCGTGCCATTCAAAATGCAACATTGCTTGGTGAACCAAGGGCGGCCCCGATCAGTGGAAACAGGAAGGTCTCAGATTGATATCTGCCGCTTAGTCTAATTGGCCTGACACCTCCAATGCGCAAAAGCGCAGAAACCCATCTACCCCCCCCCGTTACATTTTTACAACACACCAGGCTTTAATAATCAAAGAGTCGCTTGTCAAAAGTGCAGGCGATCAAACAACCGGCGCAGCAGATACCCACGGATCAGCGATACAGCTGTAAAGATCAGCCCAAGGCCAAGGTTCTCGACCACACCGACGCGCAACCCAAAGGCCGGAAACACGGCGAACTGCGTAGCAACCGCCAGCACATACCCCACCACCGTGTTGGTCACGGCCTCGATCAGCGACCCGCGTCTTGATTGCGCCATCCGCCTCTCATAAAGCCATGTAATTGCTACGATTATAGTGGATATACCCGACCCATAGAGCGAAGATTCCTCAACGCAAACGACGCATCTGAGGACCTCGCCCATGACCATCGCAGAACGCTACAACGCAGCTGCCGCCAAACTCCTGCCCCACATGGCGGCCGACCTCGCGGTCGACCCAAAGATCACCACCGCAAGCGAGATCGACGAAATCGTCTTTCGCCGCAGCGAGTACCTCGGTGGGATGGCCTGCGCGATCCTCGCCCTGATTGAACAGCAAACCTGAAAGGCCACACCATGACCGCCACAACCACCATCCGCATCGACTACCCAACATTGCCCGACCAGTTTGATCGAAGCCGCCCGGACGCCGTGGCCGCCGCCATTGAGGCCGCGCTGCGCGAAGACGGGATCACCGCCGAAGCCTCCGACGTGATCTCGCATCTGAAGATCGAACTGCCCACCAGCCAGCTCGCGGCGGCCTGTGCCACGCTGGCTGATTTGCAGCTGATCTGACGGAGGACGATCATGAGCACACGCGCACAGATCGCCATCCAGATCGGGCCAGAGGCATGGGCCCACGTCTACATACATTACGACGGTTATCCCGCCCACATGCTGCCCGCGCTGGCGGAATGGACCCCCGACGATATCCTTGCCGCCCGTGAAGTCCGACAGGTCCGAGTTGATGCGCTGGACTGTTTCGACCCGCCGCGCGCCCCGCGCCTCCTGCCGCGCCCGACTTGTGAGCTTTGCCATCTCTATGTCTGGCAGGACGGTGGCTGGGTGGACGCGACCGTCCACGCCGAATGATTAGAAAGCAATAGTATGGCTCTGATTTTGCTACGTTAATCAGCTCCAAAGAGCGAATGTGGTGACAAGAAAACCACGCAACTCACCACGGAGACGCCATTATGACACGCCTGAACCCGATCACAACACCCCGCCACCAGCTGCGCGCCGAGAAGGCTGCGCGGAACAAGGAGGCGGCCTTGAACGCCTTCCTCGGCAAGAAGGCCGAGATCGACGAAATGCTCATCCGTCTGCAAGCGCTCAGCGCGGACCACTTCAACAGCCATCCCGACGAGATCAACTGGGGCGACGTCGGCACCCTCGACCATTACGCCAGTCTGCTGAAGCGCATCACCGACAGCGCCTTCGGCGAAGGCGAGCACACGGAATAGCCCGCAGGCCCGCAAAGCGTACAGCCCGCCGACCGGCGGGCTTCACCCGGTAGGAGGCGGCGCATCCTGCGTTGCCCGAACACCGGAGATCATCATGACCCAACTTTCCGACACTCAAACAATCATCCTGTCGCGGGCCGCCAAAAACGAGGACCGCATTGCCCTGCCACTGCCCGACAGCCTGCGCGGCGGAGCCGCCGCCAAGGTGGTCGGCGCGATGCTCGCCAAAGGCTTCCTCGAAGAGGTCGAAGCCGACATGCGCAAAGGCGAGTCCGTCTGGCGCGAGACCGGCGACGGCCACGGCGTCACGCTGGTCGCCACAAAAGCTGGACTCACCGCCATCGGCATCGAGCCAGAGGACGCGGCGGCAGCGCCCAAGACGCGCAAACCGCGCGCAGGCACCAAGCAGGCGACCCTGATCGCCATGCTGTCCCGCCCACAGGGTGCCACCATTGATGAGATCGTGGCAGAAACCCAGTGGCTGGGTCACACAATACGAGGTGCCATGTCCGGCGCGCTGAAGAAAAAGCTGGGCCTGACCATCACCTCCGCAAAAGAGGATCCGCGTGGACGGGTGTATCGAATTGAACACACCAATATGTGACTTTCCGGTGACACCCCACCCTTCAGGTCTCTCGGTTTCTTGCAGAATCCTGTGGCATGCAAATAGTGGAACCTGAGGTTTTGCCTGTATGAAACCTCAACTGCTCGAAGTGGTGCTGCCTGCGCCGCTTCACCCGCCTTAGACTGGGCCAGCCTCGCGCTGGCCCTTTTTTTTGCTCGAATTCAGCGCTGCAGTGATCTGGGCGCGCGTCAGCCCAAACTGCCGTGACAACGCCGCTGGCTTCACACCTGCTTGAATGGATGAACGGATCAGGCTGATTTGTGATCTGGTGAGTTTTGATAATATCGGATCCACTTTTGTCTTGGTCGGCGCTACGTTCTTCGGCTTGGGGCCAGTCAATCCACGATTCTGCATCTCCACCTCGACCGCCTCTGCCAAGCGCAGGATGTCTGGCTCCGGCAAATGCCGCAACGAAGCCGCAAGATTTTTCGGCAACAACGTACGCAGTGCATCAGGCCCATCAGAACTGAGCACAGCCTCTTTTTTGTTTTGGCGTGTCATACATCAAAGTATTGATTGCCCGTTCTCATTTGCCAAGCCATCCAAACAACCGCCGCAGCAGATATCCCCTTGCCAAAGACACCCCAACAAACGCTAATCCAATCGCCAGATGCTCATCCAGCGTGGCCTCTATTTCAAGCCAGGAAAACACAACGATCTGCGTGGCTACCGCGACACCGTAGCCGACGATCACATTGGCGACGGCTTCGATAAGTGACATGGCGCGCGACTGCTTCATGCTTCGTTGCGCTCAACCTTGAGGTCTGCGAAGGCCCTCCCATCGCCCTCAAGTACGGGCGTCTCGCCTGTGAACTGCTGCCATCGCTCCACCGCCACATCGACGTAAGCCGGGTTCAACTCGATGCCGAAGCAGACGCGTCCTGACATTTCCGCCGCGATCAGCGTGGTGCCTGATCCCATGAACGGCTCGTAAATCGCCTGTCCGGGGCTGGAATTATTCTCGATCGGCCGACGCATGCATTCGACCGGTTTCTGGGTCCCGTGAACCGTTTTGGCATCCTGATCCTTGCTCGGGATTTGCCACAGCGTTGTCTGCTTGCGATCGCCCGCCCAGTGACCCTTGCCGGTCTTTTTGACAGCGTACCAGGCCGGCTCATGTTGCCAGTGATAATCGCCCCGGCTGAGCACCAGCCGCTCCTTGGCCCAGATGATCTGCGAGCGGATCGTGAACCCCGCCGCCTCTAGGCTTTCCGCGACGGTCGCTGCGTGCAGTGCCCCATGCCAGACATAAGCCACGTCACCCGGAAACAGCGCCCAGGCTTCGCGCCAATCTGCCCGATCATCGTTCAGCACCTTCCCAGTCCGTTTGGTCTTGGCCGCCCCCACCTGGTTGCGCCAGGTCGGGTCGTATTCAACACCGTAGGGTGGATCGGTGCACATCAGCAGCGGCGTCACACCGTGCAACACCTTTTCCACATCCGTGGCCACAGTGCTGTCGCCGCAGAGCAGCCGGTGCTTGCCGAGGATCCAGACATCGCCGGGCCGTGTTACCGGGGTTTCGGGAACCTCCGGAACATCGTCTGGGTCTGTCAGACCGCCTGTGGTGTCGATCAACGCATCGGGCAGGATTTCCGCCAGGTCCTCGGCGCTGAAGCCGATCAGCGACATATCCTCGATCCCGAAATCCGCGCGCAACTCGCCCAACTCGAGGCGCAGCATCTCCGGATCCCATTCGGCAATCTCTGCCAACCGGTTATCCGCCAGCGTGTAAAGCCGCCGGTCCTCTTCCGACCAGCCGCGCGCCACCATCACCGGCACCTCGGCCAGACCCAGCTGGGCCGCCGCCATCAACCGGCCATGGCCCGCAATGATCGTGCCATCCTCACCCACCAGCATCGGAATGGTGAAGCCGAACCGCTCCATGGACGCCGCGATCTGATCGATCTGCTCCGGCGGGTGCTGGCGAGCGTTTTTCGCGTAGGGTGCAAGATCGGCCACCTGCCAAATTTCGACCTGCGCCGCGGGCCAAGCCTGCGGGTTGATTTTGGATTGTGCTGTCATCGGATACCTGTCGGGCATGGGGCAACGCCCCGCTGAAACGAAACGAACCGCAGGGGGTCATTTCGTTTCGCGAAGCGGCGAAAGCCCATGTTTTATTGGGGTTTGGCGCGGTTTGAGGGGTCTCAAACTGCACGAAACGAAGTGGATTTAGGGGGGTGTCATTTCGCCAATTCGGGACCTAAGCCCCTGATTTCATTGGGGGCGACCCCCTCTGAAACGAAGCGAAATGGGTTTTTGAAAGAATAAAAAACGCTCAAATCCTGCGAGGCGGCGGCCCCGCGCAAGACTGCGCGTCAGAAGGGACCCAAGGGGGGCCCTGTCGGTTTGTGCGGTGGCCTCTCAGCACGCTGATTTGGCCCTTGCAAGTGTTCTATCAAAGTCGCGAATCGCTGTCCAAGAAAAATATGTCCCGCTGTTGTTTTTTCTGATTGCCATTGAAACCATTACCTTTTCTTGTCCTGGGCGCTGCTCATACGTCCAGAAGACGCGCGATCTGTCGTGTGGCCTCGGCCAACACTTCTGGCTGTGCTGCCTCGAACGCGTCGCGTGTCGCGTCCTGCAGCATCTCTTTCGGGATGGCTGGGCCGAACATCTTGCGGATCGGCAAGCGCGCCCTGCCCTCACGGACGAAGGCGTTATTGGCCAGCGAGCCCACGAGGAAGGCGCCCTCAAATCGCTGCCAGCGTCCCCAGGGCTTGGCCCGCACACCGTAGGCGAACTGCCGTGGGTTGAAATGTGACAGGCCCAGATAGTCGCCGCAGGCTTCGATGGTGTAGGTCAGGTTCGAGAAGCTTGATCGTATCGAGCGGGTCTCGCGGTTGATCAGCGCTGCCTTCGCGCCGGTTTGGTGTCGCAGGGCCCGGCGCACCTGGGTGCGGACCTTGTTGCCCTCGCTGTTGAGCGCGCGGTTGAAGGCACGGGTTGCCGCCTGCTCACCGACCCGATGGATCGCAGCCTCGAAATGCACGCGGGTCTGGTCGAGGTCACGGATGATGACATTCATGGCCGCTGCCCAAAAAAGGGAGGCACCCGCTCAGGCACACCTCCGTGGATCATATCGGTTTTATAGCCCTGGAAAACGAATCCGTCTCGCCTTCCGATGTCTCACTGAAAAGTGTCTCGCTGGCACGCAAGGGATTGACAGGTTATCAAGTTCACGCCGTGGAGGATTTCATATTCATCTTCCGTAGCAGCAGCTTGCTCGCTTTGAAACGAACATGGCGCTTCGCTTTGACCTCAACCGTCTCGCCTGTTCGTGGGTTTCGCCCCTTTTTGGCGTCATGAAGTTTCGATTGAAAACTGCCGAACCCTCGAATTTCCACACGATCACCGTTTTCCAGTGTAAAGGAAATTGCCCCGAATATGGATTCAACCGTGCGCCTGAGGTCTTTTTGCGTCAGCCCAGGAAATTCGGTCGCAAGGACGTCAATTAGCTCAGAGCGTGTCATAAATTCACCCTTTGATTGAGTAAGATAAGGTCGTTGAGGGCACAATGTCACGCGCCCTCAACCCAATCAAGCCGTCCGCTCAATCACAAACGCCATAGACCGTTTGCGCGGCACACGCCGACCGTTGAGCTTCCAGACAATCACGGCAAGTCCGTACTCAAACCGGCGGTGTGCTGTCGCACGACTGATACCATGGTGCCAGGTAATCCGTTTCCAGGGCTTGCGGTTGGCGCGCGCCCAAAGGATCTGGCCGATGTCCTTGTCGACCCACCGCAGCCACAGCATCGCCTCATCGGCTTGCGTGATCATCCGTGGCGAGGGCAGAGGTCGCCGCATCTTCGGCTCCTGTTCGACTTGGTCAGCAAAGCCATGCACGTATTCGGGCCAGGCGCTGACATAGCCCTGCGGGCGCACCGGCGGCAGGCTGCACATCACGTCCGCCGCGAGATCCAGCCGATCGGCCACCATCGCACGTGTCCAGTCATCGGCCATTGCGCACCTCCCTGCCCTGCGGGCGTTTGCCGTAGAGTTTCGTGCCCAACTGCTCCAGGAGTTCACGCTCGGGCCAGGTCAGACGGTTGTCATGGACGCTGACAGCCAGCACGCCCTGCTCCTGCCAGCCGTCGCGCTTGACCTGGTCAGGATCACGGCGGTGACCGCCGTATCCCTTTGGCGTGAATCGCATGCCGCTCATTGCACACCTCCCTTCGTTTCCAGCGCCCAGAGCAGGATCGCGATCGCGTCGGCCTCGTTGTCATCGGCAGGCGAGAACCCGCGGGCCCGGGCGGCGTCAATCATCGCCTGCTTGTTGGCGTTGCCCTTTCCGGTTGCGTGTTTTTTGATCGTGCCCACAGCGACGCCCTGATAGGCGACGGAGTTTTGTTCACACCAGTCTTCGAGGATTGCTAGCCAGCCTCCATAGAGGTGAGAGGCGTCGGTTCCCGCATGCCGACGTACCTGTTCGTAGAAAAGCTGTTCAAAACCACCGGAAAGACGATGGATCTCGTCCAGCCAAGCCCTGAAGCGCAAGAAACGCATTCCGCCACCTTGCCAACGGTCCTGCTTGAACTCGACAACACCGCTGGTAATTAGTCCCTCGCCATCGCAAAACGACCATCCTGTCCGGGTTCCAAGGTCCAATGCCAAGATACTCATTGCACGTGCTCCCAGCTGGTTTTGGAGAGGATCCTTAAAATCGAGCGCAAATGCATGCCGTACCCTTCCGCAATGACCGTTCGCGGGATGCCAAAGGTTTTCATTCGCCGAATGGCAAGTACGTCAAGCTCAGAAATGGATGATGACGGGTTCCTTGAACCGATCATTGCGGTGCCATGAGCCCGACAGTCTCCGAGATTTTCCGCCTGCGTTGCCCACCTGAGATTCTCAGTTGTGTTGTTTGTTCGAATTCCGTTGTTGTGTGCAACGACGTGTCTTGAGGACGGCGCAGGCCCATGAAACGCCAGCGCAACGAGCCTGTGAATGTCTACTCGCTTCGTCCGGGGGCGCTCGCAAAGACAGACTGAGAGGTATCCGGTTTTCTTGTTTAGCAACGGCCGGAGCACTCGACCGGCAAGCGCGCCCTTCGACTGACGAACCCTGCGGACACGCCCATCGGACGAAACCTCATACGATCTCCAGTCGGGGATTGGTCGCCATTCAGCCTGATCGCTTGCAGTTCTCGGTTCGCGAATGGCCCAGCCGGTGGTGGTGCCGAGGTCAAGCGCCAGGCTGGTGCGTTGGCCCTGTGCAGGCGGCATGGGCGTTTTCGGGGTTGCGCCGAGATTGGCGTCGGCGAGAGTCGTATCAGCCATGAGTGGTCTCCTCTTCTGGTTGGCTGCTCGGGTGGAAGACGACGGCGGTTGATGCTTGGCGGTACCGGCCGCCGTCGTCGGATAAAGCATTGCGATAGGCTGGGTGCTCATGGGTCGAGTTCCTTCAGCCAATCGGGGCATGGGGACCTTGGGGGACCTTCATTTTGAGGTCCCCCCAGAGGTCCCCCTCCATAAGCCTCTGTTTTCTCATAGCTTTGGGGACCTGGGGGACCTGGGGGACCTTTTTCCAGCTCCTCCTTATCGTGCGCGTGTGCGCGCATGCGCACGTGTGAAGGGGTCGGAATAGGTCCCCCAGGTCCCCCAGGTCCCCCTCGGCCAATGTTTTCAACAGGTTGACTAGGGGGACCTCCATTTTTGAGGTCCCCCTTTGAAGACAGAGGTCCCCCAACCTCAGGTTGATTTGCCGTTTTTGATGGGGTCTGAGCCTCACAAATCTCGAGTTGCCACCGTGTTGTCTTGTGCGAGACGCCGGCTTTGCGAACGCGAACCGCGCGTGTTTCCAGCCGAAACACCCGATCCCGCATGCGCGAAATCGATATCCCGAAGGCCGTTTTCTGGGCACGCTCAGTGCCGCCGCTCATGGGCGGAGCCGGATCGCAGAATACGGCGACATCGAATAAGTCTGCCGCGCCGACAGGAGCCGTTCCGAACCGATCCCACCAAGCTGCGATGAACGCGCTCCAGCCCGCCCCTTCGCTGTCGGAAGCTGCCATCATCTCGTCGAGGTTGGTCAGGAATCCGGGGATACCAGCGGTTTCCAACACTCCCCCGATGACCTGTGCCCAGTTCTCATAGGACCCGATGGTCTTTGTGCCCCGCGGCTTTCCAGCGGCAATCCACGCCTGACACAGCGTCAAACAGGCGGCCACGATGCGTGCGCGATTGGCGCGGATCCAGACCATGAGGTCAGGATGCCGGAAGCCCCCGCGCTGCCATGGACGTTCAACATTCGCATCGAGCCGGATGCGCACAAGGCGGCGGGCCATTTCGTTGGAGAACTCGGGGTTGTTGCCGGTCGCAATCCAAAGGCAGCGGATTGGCAGACGGGTCATTTCCGAGACCCCAAGCACGCGGTCCTCCCAGAAGGGCGCGGTCAGGGCCGCGGCCACGGCCGAGCTGTCGAGCTTGGCACGCAGGTTGTCGATCAGGATCATCGAGGGGATCTGGCGCAGCTTGGCGGTGACGCGCTTGCGCCATTCCTCGTCATCGCGCCCCTCGGTCATGACGCTGGCCCCAGTGCCGGTCAGGATGGTGGCCACGGCATCAACCATCAGCGTCGCGCCGGTGCCTGGTGTGGGCTTCTCGATCAGGTGCAGCGGCGTCGGACCATCTACCATGCCGCGCAGAAAGCCCAGCAGCAGCAGGGCGACAACATGGGCGCGTTCTGCCTCGCCGGTGAATGGGAAGTCCCCAAACAGGTCTTCGCAGATCAATTCGCGCGCAGCGGTAATTTCAGCCTCACTGGGCCGTTTTGGGATATCCGGCACGGTAAAGCCTGGTGCGGGCACATAGAGCAGCCGCGCGTCCGGGTGATAGCCCGGCATGGTGATCAGCGTGCCACTGCGGCCAAAGACTGGCGTGTTGACGATGCCTGTGAGCACCGGCAGAGCTGGGTCGGGCGTGGCCAGCACGGATTTGACCGTGGCAACCGGCGGCGGCGCTGGCAGCAATTCTCCCTTGGCGTTTTCGCGCACCCACCGGGCGAGGCGTGCCAGCATGTGGCGCAGGCGTTCCTCGTTCAGCATTGTAGCGACAGGGCGGCCTTCGTCGTCGGGCACCACCCATGTGGGCTGGCCCGCAAAGCGATAAACCCAAGGCGTGCGGTTCGAGGCCATGATGACGCTCCAGACCTGCGCAACCGCGCGGCCAAGGTCGCCCTCATCGGCGCGCAGGACGGGGATCTCGTTGCCAGTGCCCTGGTAGTTCAGAGGCCGGTGCTGACCAATTTGCAGCACGGCATCGGCATCGACTTCTTGTTCTGTTGCCTCAATCAAACGCGCCACGACCATTGAGCCGGCCCGGAGCAACATGTCGTTGAAATCCTCGCCCTCCTCGGGCGGTAGCGCGATGGCGACGTCTCGGCCTTGTGCACGAAGCCTGCGAGCGCTGGCCTCAGCGGCACGCAATCCCGCACCGGATGCATCGTGATCGGCCAAGATCAGCACGCGTTGCCCGGCCGGGGGCAATTCCACCTGCTCAAGCCCGGAGGTGGAGAGCGTCGCCCAGACCGGCAGGTCGGGACAGGCCGTCATGACCGCGAGACCGGTTTCGATGCCTTCGCACAGCGCAACCCGCCCATCTTTGCCAATCGGTGCCAATCGGACGGCGCCACCGGCTATACGACCCAGCATCATCTTGGGCTTGGCGATCGGGGCCTTGCGCACCTCGTTCGCGTCCCGAACGAGGTAAGTACGGTGGAGCCCGATCACATCGCCGCTGCGATCACGCACCTGGCCAAGAAGCGCTGGATAGCCGCTCTTTGTCTCCCAATGCGTCAGATTGTCATGGAACAGCAGGTCACTTGCACCCGGCAGCGCAAGGCCGCGGGCCTGCAGATACGCTGCGGCAGGGGTTTCGATGATGGGGACGGCCTTGGACAGGATATAAGCGATATCCTGCGACGCGTCGCGCTTTGGCGCGGGTTTGGCTGCAGGGGCTTGGCGCAACGGGGCTCCGGGTTGCACGCCAGCCGTGTCTGCTGCCTCGATGATCAGGTCACGCCCGGTCAGCCCAGTGGCCGCCTCAATGGCACTGATCGGCCCGCCGCCTTCATTGCCGTCAAAGTCAATCCAGTCCCCGGCATGCGGCCCGCGCAGGGTGATGACGCAGGAGCCGGTATTGCGCGGTGCGTCGCCCCGGATATTGGCCAGCCGCCATTCATCACCGACGCGCTTGCCGTTCGGGAACAGCCGCGGCACCCAGTACTCGGCCGTCTCACGCAGACGCTGGACGATCAGGTCGAGATCGTAGCGATCGGCCTGTGGCCGCAAGGGCATGACGTCGTTGAGATCAATCACCACGGCGCTCATAGGAACACCTCCGGCGGGACCACGCCGCTGAACCAACTGCGGTCGCTCCGGATCGCGGTAAAAGCAAACCCTGGCCCTGGATGCGATCGGTTCGGAACAATCCAAAGGTCTTCACGCGCATCGTAGAACGCGCCATGGTTCTTGCCGAAACACCGTTCGAGAAAGCGCTCGATTGGTATCTCACGCAAGCCCTGTTCCAGGCAACGCAGTTCATCAACACTGGTCCCGGTTCGGCGAGCCATGGCTTGCAGGCTCGCCTCCTGTTCTGCGCGCGAACGTGTATCTCGAGATGGCTTGTTCATATTAAACTCCTTTCAGGACAGGATCAGCAGGCCGTGCTCAGCCCGGGTAATGGCGGTGTAGAGCCAGCGTTTGCGGTCTTCAGCGGTGTGCCCGAAGCCGTCATCCACGACGATCACGGTGGGGTACTGGCTTCCCTGCGCCTTGTGGCAGGTGATCGCGTAGCCCCAGCTGGACTGGATGAGCCCGCGGCAGGCCATCCATTCGCGGCGATGGCGGTCGGGATCGAAGCGCACATGGTCATCGAATTCCCCGCGCCAGAAATCCTGCGCCCCCGAGATGCAGGTGCCGTCCTCGGTCCGCACGGTCGCACGGAAGGCCCTGTCATTGCGGGGGTGCGCCTGCACGTCTGACAGATGCAGGAACATGCCGTTGATCAGACCCAGATCGTGGCGATTGCGCAGGCAGATGATCTTTTCGCCCGCGCCTGCGGGATAATCAGCGTCGAACCCGGCAGCGCCCTTCATCGCTGTGTTGAGCCGCCTACGGGCGGCATGCGTGCCGCAGATCACCTGACCACCGTGCAGCATTTGCGCCGGACTCACCTCGTGGCGCGACATCTTCCAGACCTGATCATCAAAGGCACCAAATGGGATGTCCTGTCCCTGTCGCGCCATGGTCGCGAGCCGCAGGATCGGGCTATCAGCAGCCTGCCGGTGCACCTCGGTAAGCATCACATCCGGCACAGCTTCGGTAAAAAACCCCGTGCCGTTCACGGGCGGCAACTGGCCGGGATCGCCGAGCACCAGGATCGGCTTGCCAAAAGCCAAGAGGTCATGCGCCATGTCCTCCCCCACCATCGAGACCTCGTCGAGCACCAGCAGGTCGGCGTCGCGCAGGGCGGATTGCGGGTTCAGCACGAAGCGCGGCTCATGGATATGATCGAGCCTGAACTTCAGCTGACTGATCTGGGTCTCGGAAAATCTGCGTTCGGCTAGCCCCATGCGCGGCAGGTCGCGCTCCAGCGACGCCAGATCTTCGGTCACCCGTGCAATCTCCTCAGGCGACGCATCGGAATTACGATAAATCAGGCTGTGGATCGTCTGGGCCGGGGTGCCTTTCTGCATCATCACGTGAACGGCCTTGCCAGTGAAAGCCGCAAAGATCACGCCGCCCAGACCGCCGGGTGTCATGGGTCGCAGTCCGAGCGCCTCGATCGCCATGGCGGTGATGGTGGTCTTGCCGACCCCTGCATACCCAAACGCCCGAAACACCTGCTGCTCATGCGTGCGATGCTGATACCAGTCGCGGATGGCGGCTATGGCGCGCATTTGCGCGTCCGAGAGGATCACGCTCATGGCTGACCCTCCGACCAGCAGCGCGCGCCGAAGGGGCAGAAGCGGCAGAGGTAAAAATCGGCATGGGCGGCAACGCGGGGCAGAAGATCGCCTGCATCCGCGGCGCGCAGCACATCCACCGCCTTGTCCGACAACGCCTGTGCGGCGCTAGCGTCAAACGGCACATGCTCATGATAAAGCTCGCAGGTGTCCTTGTTCAGCGCGGTGAAGAGCGCGGCCTCAAGCTCCATATAAGCCATGTAGATCTGCATCTGCGCGAAATAGACCGGCTTCGACGCCCGTACGCCCTTTTTGACCGTGTCATTCCAGCTCGACGCCTTCAGCGCCTTGTGCTCCCAAAGCACCGGCCAGGGTATTTCAAG